TTATATTTAAAATAAAAAAGAATAAAAATTTAAACTGAAATACGATGGCTGATTTATTGATGAAAATGCCCATACCTTATGAACCTAAAAGACAGAATAGGTTTATTATGAGATTTCCTTCTTCTTTAGGTATTAATGAATGGTTCGTGGAATCAACATCTAGACCAAAAGTTAAGATAAACTCGGTTGAAATTCCATTTTTAAACACTTCAACATATGTTGCAGGTAGATTTAACTGGGAAGAAATTTCTGTTACTTTTAGAGACCCTATCGGTCCATCTGCAGCACAAGCACTTATGGAATGGGTTCGTCTTCATGCTGAATCAGTAACGGGACGTATGGGGTATGCTGCGGGATATAAGAAAAATGTTGATTTAGAAATGTTAGACCCAACAGGTGTTGTTGTTGAAAAATGGATACTTGAGGGTTGTTTTTTAACTAACGTTGATTTTCAAGGACTATCATATAGTGATGACAAAATAGCAACAATCCAAGCAAACCTTAGAATGGATAGATGTATTTTGGTGTACTAATTTTGTATAACCTTTACAACCAAAAATAAAATCCATATATTTATTTGTAAAAATAGATACATGGATTTTCAATTTTTCACAACTAACAATAGTTCTGGTTATAAAACCAAAGAAAAATGGTTATTAAATAATCACCCTGAACTACACAAAAAAATTACCGAATATACGTCAAGTTTGACAATTGAACTTTCTTTCAAAGAGAAAATTTGGTTCTACTACAACAACTTGAAAGAAAGACCTAAGTGTGTTTCTTGTGGAAGCGATGTAAAGTTCAGGGAAAGGTTCGATAAACCATATGGTGAGTTTTGCTCTTTAGATTGTATCAACACCAATAAAACTGAAATGATTAAAAGACAAACAAAAACCTTCAACGAAAAATATGGGGTGGATTTTTACACCAAACATAAAGATTTTATACCAAAACAAAGAAGGACTAAATTAGAAAAGTATGGTAATGTAAATTTTAACAACCCTGACAAAAACAAAGAAACAAAATTATTGAAATATGGTAATCCGGTATTCAACAACAACGAAAAATATAAAGAAACTTGTATTTTAAAATATGGTACGGACAACTATAGTAAGACAAGTAACTATTCTGACAAGATAAAAGAAAAATTCAAAAAAAGTTACCCCGATTTAAATTTAGAGAAAATAGACAAAGAGTTTGTACAACTGAAATGTGACGATTGTGGTGAATCGAATAACATATCAAAACAATTATTGTATGAAAGATATAAACGTCAATATGTTGTTTGTACAAAATGTAACCCTATAGGTCACAAAAATAGAAGTGGGTATGAAAAGGAAATATGTGAATTCCTATCTGAAAACAATATTGAGTTTGTCACAAATAAAAAATTTAAAAATTGTAAATCTGAAATAGATATTTTTATACCAAATTTTAACATTGGAATCGAAGTAAATGGTGTTTATTGGCACAATGAGTTATTTAAAAATTCGAACTACCATCTCGAAAAAACTCTGAAGGCTGAAAAAGAGGGTATTAATTTAATTCACATTTTTGAGGATGAATGGATTTATAAAAAAGAAATTGTAAAATCAATCCTTAAAAATAGATTGAAATTGAACGGTAAAATTTTGTATGGTAGAAAATGTGAGGTTAAAGAATTGGATTCTAAAACAACAAAATCTTTTTTAGACGAGAATCATATACAAGGTAATATAAACTCAAAATACAGAATTGGATTGTTTTATGACAACCAATTAGTTTCAGTAATGACCTTTGGAAAAGGAAGAATAATGATGGGGGGTAAAAGTAACGAGTATGAATTAACTAGATTTTGTAACTTAATAAATTACAACATAGTTGGTTCGGCTTCAAAACTTCTTAATTTTTTCATTAAAAAATATACGCCCAAAAAAATTGTATCATATTCTGATGTACGATTGTTTAATGGTGAATTATATAAAAAATTGAACTTTAATAAAATTCATCAGTCAAAACCTAACTACTGGTATGTTATAGAAGACGTAAGACACAATAGATTTAATTTTAGAAAATCTGTATTAGTAAAACATGGTTTTGATGCTAACAAAACTGAGAAGGAAATAATGTTTGAAAGAAAGATTTATAGGATATATGATTGTGGTAATGTAAGATGGGAGTTGGATGTTAATTGAAAAAGAATCTTTATTATTTTGATTGTTAATTTATTTTTTTAATAAAAATTATATATGAACGCAGATTTAATGAAAGCCGGTACTGAAAATTTTAACTTACCACACGATGTTGTTCCATTACCATCGGGTGGTATTTTTTATAAGAATAAAAAGAAATCTGTAAAAGTTGGTTATCTTACAGCTAATGATGAAAACATTATTTTGGGAGGTATATCAAACCCAAATGTAAATGTGGTCACAACTCTTATAAGAGCAAAACTTTATGAAACAGATATAAGACCTGAGGAACTTTTAGAAGGTGATGTTGAAGCAATTTTAATTTATTTGAGAAACACATCATTCGGACCTGAATACACACTCACATTGACTGACCCATTAACAAACAAACCATTCGAAGCTACAATAGTTTTGGATGAATTAAATATTGTTAAACCAAATTCAACACCTGATGAAAACGGACATTACAATGTAAAATTACCACGAAGTGAAGCAAATGTAAAACTTAAACCACTAACTTATGGTGAAATAATTGAGATAGATAAAATGGTTGAAAGTTATCCTACTAATATGACACCTCCAAGAGTTACTTGGAAATTAATGAAACATATTGTTGAAATTAATGGTGAAACTGATAGGGAAAAAATAGCCCAAATGGTAAATAATCTTCCAATTATGGATTCTAAATTTATTAAAAAATTCATAAAGGAAAATGAACCATCTTTAGATTTAAAAAGAGTTGTTAGAGCACCATCAGGTGAACAGGTGAATTTGGAGGTCACCTTTGGTGTTGAATTTTTTCGCCCTTTCTTCTAAGTACAGAGAAATACTTTTAGACGAGTACTTTTTAATGGGTAAATTTTTACATACATCTTATACTGATTTTCTCAATTTACCTACCTACTCGAGAAAATATTTAATTAATAAAATAATGGAGTACCACACATCTGACAAATAAAAAAAGGTGTGTGGTATTTATTTATAAATCAACAAGAATATGCCAGATAATGATGGGAATTCACTCTTAAGTGGTTTAGAAAAACAATTCCAACAAATCGGAGAAAAATTTGGTGATGCTGTACTATCAAATGTAACTCCTGCTAGATTAAAAGAAGTTTTTGATGAAGTAGAGGGTGCTGCAATGGGTATCGCCAAGTCATTTGGTGTAGGTAGAACCAACATATTAAATATTAAAGCAGCCATGACTGATGCTGTGGGTAGTGTCAAGGAATTGGGGTTTGGGTTCAGTGATATAGCAAAAATACAACAAGGTATTGCTGAAGATTTAGGAAGAAACGTAGTTTTAAATAATACAGCATATAAAGATTTATTGTCAACTTTTAAAGTCACAGGTGTTGAAGTTGGATTACTGACTAAAAATTTTAAAGACGTTGGAGTTTCATACTTGGGTGTCCAAAGTCAAATGCAAAAAGTGGTTGACATCTCAAGAAAAATGGGAGTTAATGCTCAAGGTGTTTCAGCAGAAGTGGTAAAGAATTTGACAAAACTCAATACCTTTAATTTCAAAGGTGGTATCGAAGGGTTAACAAAAATGGTAGCTCAGGCTAAAGTTTTAAGAATAAACATGCAAGAAGTTTTTACATTATCCGAAAGTTTATTCGAACCTGACAAAGCTATAGAAATGTCGGCGGCATTACAAAGATTAGGTGTTACCCAATCTGAACTATTAGACCCACTTCGATTAATGGATATGGCACAGAATGACCCTGGTGAATTGATGAATCAAATGTCCAAAATGTCAGAAAAATTTGTTCAGCTTAATAAAGATGGTCGTTTCGAAATTATGCCTGGTGCAAAAAGACAACTAAGAGAGATTGCTGGTGCTATGGGAATGAGTTATGATGAATTAGCAAAAATGGCAACTGGTTCAAAAGAACTCGATATGAAATTGAGTAAAATTAAATTTCCTGCAACATTTACTGAAGAACAAAGAAACTTCATAGCTAATTTATCAGAAATCGGTCCTGGTGGTGAAATGACTTTAACCGTTGATGGTGAACAGATGGGTATAGATAAAGCAATGGAAACCTTTGCAAAAGACAAAGATGCTTTGAACAAGTTTATGAAAGACCAAGAACCAAAAACAATGGAGGAGTTAGCTAAAGAACAACTTACCGTACAAGAAAATCAAGAAATATTATTAGCTATGATTGCTGATACTATGGGTTATGGTTTAGCGGCATCAAAAGGAGGTGAAAGATTGTCTAGAGCTGAAATAGAAATTTACAGAAATGGTGTCGAATTATTAAAAAGAACAAGTAAAGATAAGGAAGGTAAAGAAAAAACTGAAACATTTTCAGAAAAAGGAGTTAGACAAGGTATCGGTACTCAGTCAGATGACTTAATAAAAAGTTTATTTAAAGGTGACCTTAAAGGTGCTGGTGAAGCTGGTACTAATATGGCTAATGAATTTTACAAAATGTTTACAGAAAAAATGGAAAAAGCCAGTGTGGTATACAAAGAATCTAAAGTGGGTTCTATCCTAACTGGTGAAGAAGGAAAAACAAAAACACAAACAGGAACACCAACAACTGAAAAAACTGCTGAAATGAGTTATTTGGATAAATTACAAAAACAAGTACAAGCACCAGTTACTCAAAACTTAAATTATACGGGAAGTTTGAATGTTAATTTTACTGCTCCTCCTGGTGTCAATACTGCTGATGTTGAAAGAGTAATGAATGACCTTTTGAAAAAACCTGAGTTTATACAAATGATTGCTCAAATGGCTAAAGACCCAACTGGTAAACAAAATCCATCACAACAAAATATGAATTTTAATAGATGATAAAAAACAAAATCATCTATTTATTTTAAAATAAGATTATGTCCGAAAGTTCATTATCATTTGCATCAACATCTAGTTTTAGAAATAGTTTACTGAATAGAAATTTACCTCCCTATGCAGTGACTGGTGTTTACACTGCACCTGTTGGTACGAGAACCTATGAAACAAGTTTAAGTAATTATAATGTGGTTAATTCTCCTGATGAATTAATCTCACAGAATCCATTTGTTAGACAACTATATCCATTAAATGAATATGGTCCTGAAGGTGGATATAATTATACTATTACATATAATAACCCCCCAATAATTAATAATTCTAATCAGGGGGAATATAGTCCTAATGATACGGTTTTAGATTTAGTTAATGAATTTTTCATTGATGCCGCATATATTGAGAACAGATATGGACCGATAGGTGGATTCAATGATATGGTTATTATTGATAATATCCAAAACAACAATAAATTGTATACTCCGTATTGGAATCCACCAACTTTTGTACCTTCTTCTTATAGTCCATACCAAATTTTAATATCTTCAGACCCTGCTGGTGATAGTGGATTATTATCCCAAGATTCATATTTAGCAAAGTTGGGAGCTCAAAGTTTGAAAAAACTATTTCAAGATAGAGTAGATGCTGATACTAGAAGGAATACACAAGGAACTTTAACTCTTGATACAACAAGTGACCCATTCGATATTTCACTTATAATTGCAGGAAAAGAACCTTTGAGGTCTAAGAATTGGACAATCACTGTTCCAACAACACCAAGTAACGAGTCACCATTCATTCAAAGTTTAGGGGGTGCATATTTTCCAGTATCACCCATAGCGGGTGATTACTTTGACCCAGTACTTTTCAATGCAGGTTCGTCAACACAAATATCGTTAGCACTTAATGTACCTAATTTAACAACAGGTGGAGGTGGATTACCACTTACTTTGAATATTACGACTAATCCATCACAAAACTTTATTGACAATACTGGTACAGGTCAACAATCGGCCTTATTTGCAAACATAGATTACAATAGATATAGAGCTCAATATACAAGAACTTCTCAGTTTGCACAAACTGAAAGTACAATCAATCAGAATGGAACATTAAATGGTGGCTATTATGTTGGTAGTAGAACATCTGAACCATCCACAATCACATCCCCACCTCTACAAATTCCTGTTGACCCATTTGGAAGACAAGTTCAAACACCAGTTTATGGACCTAGTGAATTAGGTAGTTTATATGAAGGAAACATTGGTAGATTAAATTTTGGTTTAGCTGGTAAGTCATCCTCAGATGGAGGTGGTATCGATGGTCAGTTTGTTTGGGTTTCTCCGAAATACAAAAACGATGCTGGATTTAAAGCTACACCTGGTGGTGGAACTGGTTCACAAGACGAAGAATTTAATTTAATTAGTTCACAATATTCAAGTAACCAATCCACTAATCTACAATTCAAAGAAAGTTCAATATTAGATGCAACACAACGACTTGTGAATTCTGCTGATTTGGTTAATGGTATATCGAGATTAAAACACGTGGGAAATGCAATTAATCAAGTTAGTAAAGTTTTTAATGATGGATATAAAGAATTAACTAAAGGTTCTAAAGTTTTATCATACAGAGATAACACTACGGGAGCTGAAGCAGGTATAGAATATTGTAGAGTATTTGCAAAAGATACTCCATATTATACCTATGCTGATTTACAGAAATCAGATGGTATAACTAAATCAGGAAGGAGATTTGATTATTCAGTATTGGATAACACTTACAATTTGAACATTGCACCACTCAAAAATCCTGGTTCGACAAACTTACAACCAAACGCAAAGGGTCAAGTAGTTGCTAAAAAATATATGTTTTCGATTGAGAATCTTGCGTGGAGAACATCAAGTAAACCTGGTTTAACTTATGATGATTTACCTGCTTGTGAAAGAGGACCTAATGGTGGTCGAATAATGTGGTTTCCTCCATATGATTTAACTTTCGAAGATAGTGCTGATGTTTCTTTTGATGCAACAACATTTATTGGTAGACCAGAGCCAATTTATACTTATTCTAAATCAAGTAGAAGTGGTTCAGTTAATTGGAAAATAATTGTAGACCACCCATCAGTTATGAATACAATAGTTCAAAAACAATTGAAGGGTCAAACTAAAGAAAAAATAGATTCAATTGTTGATTCTTTTTTTGCTGGATGTGTAAAATTTGATATTTACGAATTAGCAAAAAAATTTAATACAATACCATTATCAGAGCTTTATACATATCAAGAAGTAATAAATAATCCAAGATTAACGAAAGAAGAACTTGGTCAAGTTATCAATGAGATATCAAAAGAGAATGTACCACTTGGAGGACAAGATGGTGGTAATAATGAACAACCTCAAGGTATTAAAAAAACAACTCCAGACCCCGCTAAACAAGCTTTCGTTGATACCTATATAGGTACTGGTTTTTATTTTGATAATGACATTCCATCTTCTGGTGATATTCCCTATAATAGTACTTATGATGGATACATATCAAAAAAAGAAATATATAAAACAAATGCCGAATCAGCTTTTGCATCAGGCGGGACTTATTGTAAACAGAACGTTGAGTTTTGTAACAGAGCTAAAAATGTTAACGAATTTTTTGATTCAGTGGTAAAAACGAACTACGAAAAAATTTCGAGTGGACAAAAGAATTTCATTACTGATGCTTTTGACTTGTTGAATAATAAAAAAGGAACTATAACAATCGAAATGGAGGGAGCAGCTTCAGCGACAGCTTCAGTTGATTATAATAAAAAATTATCTCAGAGAAGAATTGATTCTGTTGAAAGTTTCTTGAAATCTTTTAGTATAGGAAACGCCAATTTACAAAAATTTATTGATGATAAAAAATTAATAATCAAAGAAATTGCAAGTGGTGAACAAGCAAAAAGTGTTGTCCCTAAGTCAGCTGATGGTACACCAGGTTTCGAAGTTAATTGTACTGAGGACATTAAAAGTACCACAGGTGCAATCACTTTTCAGTCACAAGTATATTCTGTTAATGCAATGGCTTGTAGAAGAGTTATAATAAAATCAATAGTTGTTGATGTTCCTGATATTGAAACTATTGAACAACCAAATGTTGAAACACAGAAAGAAGTTAAAACACAACAAATCGATGTTGTATCAAGTAGACCTGTAGATAGAGTACAACCTACTGTCGATATTGTTAAAAAACTTAAAGATGGTATAGGAAAAAAAATACTTAGAAACTTATTCAGTGAATGTGATTATTTTGAGGTATTAAAAGAAGAAAACCCAATGGTATACACTTCAATTGTTGAAAAAATTAAATACTTCAATCCTGCATTCCACTCTATGACACCTGAAGGTTTAAATGCTCGTTTAACATTTTTAAATCAATGTACAAAACCAGGTGAAACAATCCCAACAATAGGAACTGATGGTAAACCAAGATACAATGATGCCCAAAATACGGCATTCGGTGCTCCACCAGTTTTAATTCTTAGGATAGGTGATTTTTATAACACCAAAATAATACCTAAAAGTGTAAGTTTCACATATGAAAAAGATGGTCAATTTGATATGAATCCTGAGGGTATCGGATTACAACCTATGATAGTTTCAGTAAAAATGGGATTTGATATTATTGGTGGAATGGGATTAAAAGGACCAGTTGAGCAACTTCAAAACGCACTTTCATTTAATTATTATGCTAATACAGAAATATACGATGAGAGAGCAACCCCAACGGATGAAAGTTATAAAGTTGTTGACCAAGAAATTATTTCTTCATTAACTGCTGGAGAAGAAGCAGCAACAACCCAAAACTCAACCCCACCACAAACAAATCCAGGTGGGTCGACAATAGGGGAAATTATTACAAATATACCAGTACCAAATGGTCAAAATGGTGAAATTTCATATGGTAAGGTTATGGATACACTAATAGACCAAAGTGTTAGTTATTTTAATAATACACTTAATACTTTGGAAAAAATAACACTAAACTATAATTACGGAATTCTACAACTTGTTAATCAAAAAAGATTATATACAACAGGTTTGATGAAAGGAGCTACTTGGGCAAATCAAGACACACCAATATGGGGAGCACCATCTAATGTCGGTGAAACATTGGCTACTTTATTTAAAAATGTAGTAGATGATATAGATGATGATGCAAACATAATAATTGAGGAACTTAACGCTAAAAAATTTGGATTAGATTCGCCTGCAATAAAAGGTGTTAAACAAAATATGAAAGAATATCTGAAAACACTACAATCAGATTTCGAAAATGGTATTACAACTATAACACAAGAGTTTGTAAAGTTTGAACAAGATTTTGTTTATTTAATTAGACAAATAAATTTAATTAGTGAAAATACTGATGGAAAACTTTTGAATGGTAATAAACCGAGAGTTTATAACTTAACAGGTACTTCAGAAGTAACTGCGTCAAGTTTAGAAAGTAACCCAACACCAACTAATACTACTGAAGAATTGTCTTATGATTATGAAAAAGTTTATGAAGCATTAATTGACTATAATGATTATTTATCAAAGATTTCGAAAGGAAATACGAACCCACAATATGCTATAATAACAACAGAGGAAGGTTTAGATGAAATTATTCCATTGAACGATTCTTTATTCAAAGATAATTCTGAATTTTATTTCTTTATGGTTATAGCAAGAATATTTTCTGACAAAAATAAAAGGGATGGTTTTATCAATAGTATAATTAAAGGGGAATTATCGAAGATAAATGACCCACTTAATTTAAAAAATCAATTTACACAGATTGTTAACAAATTAGCTAACAAATATGATAAAGAATTAACTGAGGAGGAAAAGATGTTTAAGGAATTAAGAAAAGATAAGTATCTTAAGAATTTCTTAAGTAGTCCCGATGAAAAACTTTATCCTAAAGGTAAAACAAGAAAGTTCAATTATACTACGATACCTAACCAAAACACTAATGCGGCACAAGAAACAAATATAAAAAATGTCTTTAGTACGACAAATACTAATCAAGACACTCAAACATTTGATGGAAAAGTTTCATTCAATAGTTAAATTATGGCAAGACAAACATATAACAGATACGCTGATTTTCTTTTGAACGGGCAACAAACTATCGTTCCATACATTCAACTACCAAACAAAAGTAGTGACAAAAGATATATCTATAAAATTGGAATGTCTAGGATGGATAAAGTTTCTCAACAATATTATGGTTCACCCACTTTTGGTTGGCTAATCTTAATGGCTAATCCACAATATGGTGGACAAGAATGGAACATACCTGATGGTTCTATATTGACAATACCTTATCCATTAGTAACTTCATTACAAGATTACAAATCTCAATTAAACAATCATTTCTTCTATTATGGTAGATAGACCCGAAAATATATTAGTCGATTTCGACTATAACAACATTATAGTAGTTGACCCAAACAAAATTATTGATGAGGAAGGTCGTGCAAAAGACCGACACATCAGAATGGAAAATATGGTCTATTATGCTAACTTGGAGTGTAAAGTAGTTCCTAGAACTAAATTAGCTGTGGGTGTTGCAGCTAACGATGCTATACAAACAGTGTCTGTTGCATCTTTGAATTTTTTACAACCAGGGGGACAAGATTATTTAAACACGAAATGGACTGATGAAATTACAGGTAAGGATTCATTACAAGGTCAAGGTATTAACCAACCAATTAAAAATCAATTTCAAAACCCTAATAAAAGTGATGACTTTTATATAAGACAAACGATTAATACTGGTGGTAAACCTGGTGCTACAGACACTGGTCTTTTGGGTATTAAATCTATCAGTGTTACAATTAATACTGCGTTTGAACCGGTCATATCAATAAAAATGATTGATATAAGAGGTAAAGCTCTATTTGAATCAGGTGATAGTTCACCATATGCTGTTTTCTTCAACCTACCATATCCTTTATTCTATCTAACACTAAAGGGGTATCTAGGTAAAGCAATCAGGTTACCATTGATGTTGTATAAATTTGGTGCTTCATTTAATACTGGTTCGGGTAACTTCGATGTGGACTTACAATTTTATACATACAAATATAATGTAATGACTGAAATTACAATGGCTGGTCTATTAGCTACACCTTATATGTATAAAACAAATCTTAGAATACAAGAAAGAAGTGGTGTCCCCAATCAGTCAGCAAACGTACAAGATAGAACAGTTACTAGAGGGTATCAAAAGATTCAAGAAGTTTATAGTGAATATAAATCAAAAGGTATCATACCTGATGATTTTCCTGAACTAACGTTGATGGAAATGAAAGATAGATTGGACATTTTTATTAAAAATAAAATGGACACTTTTGCAAAAGAAAACTTACAACCATTGAGTGATTGTGAAAGTTATAGAGTTAACTTAGCGGAATACTATGGTGATGTTTATTTTTATGCAGGAAATCAATCTTGGTTCAATAGAAATATGGACACACAAAATTTTATAGTTTTGACTGATAAAAAAACTAGGGTTTATACGTTCACTAAAGTTATAGATACACCTGATAAAAGAAACACTGCTGAAAGTGAATTAATTGGGAAAATTAATGATAATAATAAAAAATTAAAAACCAATCAAACTGTTGGTGAGGATGGAAAATATAAAATAGGAAAAAAACCTGAGGTTAAGAGTGCGATAAATTTTAGTATAAGTATAGATACCTTCAGAAAAGTTGTACAAATCAAAGATATTGATATCGCTGAAACCTTCCTACAACGTAAGAAAAAAGAACCCACACCAGCTGAATTGGAGACATTTCAAGCTGAGTTGGAATTACAATTAGAGTTTCAAGCGGGTTCATTTAAAACAAAAAATGGGGACATAAAACAAGAAAAAAAATACTTTTTTTTCGAAGGTGATGGTTCATTTACTTCAATAGTACAACAAATGAACACAGACCTCAAAAGAATAAAAGAGGATATTGAAAATGCTTTGACTGAGGCATTGGCCGACTTATTACAAAATAAAAACAATGGTATTGGTTTTGTACCAAACATTAGAAATGTGTTAGCTGTGTTCTTTGCTAATGGTGAGGCATTTTTGAGATTGATGGATGATGTACATACTAAAGCTTGGAATGAAAGAAATAGTGATGTTAGGAAGAAAGCAATTTTTGACCCACAAGTTGCTGGTGCTTCACAAGATAATATAAATCCAGGTGATGACACTAATACACCAATTTATCCTTGGCCACAATTTATTGTCGCAACTAATGGTGAAAATGGACAAGAAAAATATGAAATTAGATATCCTGGTGACCAATCTTTAATAAGTCGTACTCAAGGTTATTTATATGATAAATGGCCTGAAATTGAATTTGTTGAAGAATTCATTAAAGGTTTGACTGAGAGAGACCCCGAAAGAAAAGAAATCGGACCGACAACAAATGAGGTATTAGATATTAAACGTGCATCTATTAATGCTATTGAGTTTCCAATAACCAATCAAGTTTATAGTAATAAAGAGGAAGTTAAGTTCTTTTATGAGATTTACGAGAGATTAATTTATTTAGTTAATTTTTCAAAAATTACTCGTGCAAACAATACTAACTCTACCGCTGACGAAATATCAAATGTTTTAGCCGAGTTTGAAAGTGGTAATCTTTTGGATAGTTTGGGTGTAAATAGTCCATTCATAATTATGAAACTTAAAAATTTGGGTTTCAATGCTCAAACTTTTCCTTTAATCCTTAGACAAATATCTAATGGTGGTATAGGAGAAAGTTGGCAAAATTATATCAGAGGAATTTTCAATACAAAATATATACGTAATCAAATTTCTAATTCTAGTTTCGAATTTATTAAAAGTTCTGATTTTATTAGTAGAGCTACTGAACCTCAATTATCAATTGTTGACGAAGACAAACTACAAAATTTTATTGATGATTCTACCGCAGGTAATAAAGTTGATTTTACTGACACTTTTCCATTTACAAATTTAAATTGGTGTAAAAATAATTTAGCTAATGGTGTTGGTGTATCCACAGTTAATCAAGCTATGGATACGAAAGATGTTTTATTTTATAATAAAAATAAAAAAGTTATAACTAATTTTAATCAAGATACGACCTTTAACCAAATTAGACCAATTACACACTTTGTTTTTCAAAATGCTAGTGAACCATCAGTAACGGAAGATAATTTAAAGACATTTTTACAAAGTAGAGCAACTGATTATAAGTTACAACTTATAACTGAAGGTAATGTTGATTATTCAAATTATAATGGAAATTTAGGTTTGGCTAATCAAACGTCTTCTATGTTTAATACACCATACTTTACCAACTCAATACAAGAAGCAATACAGAAGTTTAGGAATGGAGACCCCTACCCTTTTACTGTTCCCGCTTACTTGTTTTTGAATAGTTTACCATTAGCTACACCCAAAGAAAAATATAAAAGTTGGGACTTTGGTGAAGAAAAAACATTGAGTTATATTTTTGCAAGTTTAAAAAAATATTCGGGTGTTCACAAAGTACCATACGCTTGGTTATTAAAATTAGGTTCTGTTTGGCATCGTTATAAAAAATATGTTGAAAGTACAAATAACTTTGATATATTGGATAACTCTTGGAAAAACTTTAATAGCTTAGTAAATTATGACCCAGTTACATCAGCAGCAACTAAAACATATAGTTTGACAATTAATAATGCAAACGTTGACATAGTATTAGAAGACATCAATACAATCGGTGTGGGGACTGGTACAACTACTTCCGTAATTATGAATGTTGGATTTTATCCAAAATTAATAAATGACTTTAACGTTTTTTACCAAGGTTATGAAATAATAAAAAGTAACCAACAAATAAATGGTATTGCGAGAGTAACTGGTGGTACAATATTAACAATTTCATCGGTTAATATTGACCAAATAGTTGTTGGTAATATTTTGGGTGGAACAAGTTTTTTAGCTGGTACTACAATTTTATCACAAATAAATGGAACACCTGGTGGTGTTGGTCAATACACTATCAATTTACCACAATCAGTTAGTGACTCAAACTTTTTTATAACTAATTCTCAATCTATTGGATACTCAGATACGTTAATACAACAAGCTCTCAGTTCAGGTTTAACGATGGAATATGTTGCTGAAGCAATTATAAATGAAACAAATTCGGCAAGAAATCTTAATACAAAAATAATACCTTGGTCAGTGAGTGTTAAAACACCTGCGGGTAAATTTTGGTATCAAATACCATCAAGTGGTAGTTTGTTTAATCAAACAAAATTGGAATGTTTTAAAAAGACATCAACAAATGGAATTTCATCAGTTGTAATTCCAGTTACTGGTAATACTGCAATTCATAATGGTGCTGTAAGGACTTTTTGGACTGCACCAAATTATGGTTATTTCGACAATAACAAACTTACCAAACCTTCATACGATTCATATTTAAAATATATAAATCCTTCGAGCGATGACCAAGAAAACTTTAGTTTTAGTCCATTAACTCCATCGAAGATTGAGGAACTTTTATCAATTTTTCCCAAAGATGTTTTAGATGGATTTGAAACTGAGTTTTTAAAGTTTTCACGTTCTGTTTATGATATAGAAAGTGATGGGTCAACTAATATTCCTGGTGGTATTAATGAAATACCATCTAAAGCTGCGTTTAAAAACTTCCAAGCTTTAATGAGGGATATGATGAAAATACCAGTTATAACTGGTAACACGGGTGAGGAAATAGTTTCAAGTGTCCAAACTACTCAATTTGAAAAAATAAATTCATATTTATCCGATTTTCTACTTTACGACATTTATTTCAAATTTGGTAACCCCTCAAATTACGATAGAAAATTATTTCTAACCTTTTCTAACGATGAAGTTGTTGACCCAATTGTTTGGGAAAAGTATCAAATTATCACTCCTAATAGTGTTCCTATCAATGGAACTCCAACACTATTATTCTCAGAGGTAAATTATCCTAATGTATGGAAAGCTTTAAGGACATATGTTGGATTCTCTACAATAGAAGATATAAGTTACAAAAATAGTGGTTCATATATAACTGATTTCTTTGTTGATTTTAATGTTGCATTTACAGAAGATAATGTTAAATCTTTTGCACAAATAATTAAAATTTATGCAACACAGAAACTAAACCAGTTTCAAGAAAATCAAATTGAACCACCACAATCACCACCAACACAACCAACACAGATTGTTGGGATAACTTATCTGAAAAACTTATTTACTATTGATATTGAGTATTATGATGGTAAATATAGAACTGTTTATAAAAATTCAGGGGGTACAGCTCTGTTTGAAAGTAACTATGAATTTATACCTACCCAATATCGAATCGACACTAATTTTGTTGTTACAGCAACAACGAATCTTTATTATTCGGCAATAACTAATCAGGTTATTGAAACTGCATATGGTACATTATCTAATAACCCAAATGACCCACAATACATAGTTAGACAAGAATTTGTTGAGCCACAAACTTATACACCAACACCAAATACAACACAACAGAAAGGTAAAAATGCTTTTCAAACTGCTATGTCAACATACTTGTCTCAAGTAGATAATTTTAGAGATAAGATAATTAACAATTTGATACCAAAACTACAAAAAACTTTGGCAAATGTTAATATGACAGCTGAAGAACAGAAACCATCTAAGTTGACTGGTGAACCTCAACCTAAAGTTGAATTATGGGAATCGTTTAAAGCATTAAATGACAAATGGATTTCGGGTAACGACTATAAAACCAAAACATTGTTTGAAGATGTTTTATTATTAGATAGAGCAAATAAAAATATTGGAGAAGAGGTTTTAATAGACATTTTTTCAATAAGTGACCAAATTACTAATATTAATGCTTCTGCAAGTTTATATTCCTAC